GCTACTATCTACACTGCAGATTGGCTTATTAAAGAAAGAACAGTAGTATCGTTAGACGGAGAACCTGATAAGAAGATACTTAACTTACACAAGATCTACGACGAAGGTTTACTCGAAGAGCTTATCAAATATAACGACAAAGGTAATTTTGATAGGGTCTCTGCACTAAGGTTACTACCTTTTATGGTAAAAGAACGAGTAGATAAGCAAGTAGAGAAAGCTCGTGTAAGATCTACTTTCTGGTCTAGAAGCCATCATTCAGACGAACCAAGCTACCCTGTAGACAATTTAATACCTGCAAGTGAGCTTAGAATGGCTGAAGAAACTTACAATCAAAATATAGAAGATGAGATCTTTAGGAAAGATTTCGACATGTAAGCAAGCTTTATATACATGTAGAGTAGAAACTTAAGAACCTTAGTTACAATTTGATTACTTTTAAAAGGTAATTTTATATGTTAAGAGAAATACTAGTAAAACTCAGAAGGTGTTATGAAAAAAACAGCAGGTAAAAGAAAGCAAGCTCAAGCTAGACTTCATCCTTATACAGGAGTTAAGCCACTACTTACAGTTTCAGAGAAAGTAAAGACAGCTGATGACTTCTCTCATACTAAAGATGTTATCGATCATATCATTGAGAATACACACTTCAGAGACCAACAAGTTCACCACAACTCTTCTTACCGAGATCTATACCTTCTTTATGATGCATACAACAACATTATTCCAGAAGAGTACTTCCACTACGTAACAAACCCTTTGAATGCAGTTAAAGAGGCCCACAAGTCTTTTCCTGCTAAAATAAGACCTTATAGTATTATACGCGCAAATGTAGACTTACTTCTAGGAGAGTTTGATAAAAGACCTAAGGCTTATACAGTAACTACAACAGATACTGCTTCTATGAACACCATGGAAGATAAGCTTTACAAAGAGATTCAAAACTCAGTAGAAAGTATCTTCATACATACACTACAGCAGGAAGGTGTACAAACCGGACAACCTCAGGAAGAAGAAGCACCCCCACCACCAATTAAAGTACAGCAGAAGTTTGTATCTAACTACAGAGATGAAAGAGCTATATGGGCTCAAGTATCTTTAGAAGAACTAGATCTTGAGCTTCAAGTAGATGAGCAGCTAGCTAAGATGTTCAAAGATTATATCATAGCTGGAGAGTGTTATTCTTACAAAGGTATTGTAAATGACATGCCGGTCTATGAAAGAGTTTCTCCAATAGACTTTGATTATGATAAGTCTCCTGGAAATGATTACGTAGAAGACTCTGCCTGGTCGGTGAGAAGAGAGTATTTAACTTCTTCTGATGTTGTAGCTAAGTTCTATAAAGAACTGGACCTGGATGAAGTAGAAGGAGTAGAGCTTCAAGATTCAGTTTCCTTATCTGGAGCAGGTCATCTAAACGGCTTATTTGGTGGAAATAATAACAGGTACGAAGAAGACCTACAAAGAAATAAACTAGTGGTTTTCCATGTGGTATTTAAGTACTACAAGAAGATAGGCTTTCTTACCTATAAAGATAAACTAGGAGAAGAACAAGTAATAGAAGTTCCAGAAACTTATAAAGTAGACAAAGAAGCTGGGGAAACTATTGAGTGGGTTTGGATAACTGTTTTCTGGGAAGGTAGTCGTACAGATATACCTGTAACAAAAGGAGAAACTAGCTCATGCCTTTACCTAGGTATTCAAGAAGTTGAAAACCAAAGGTCTGTCTATAATGACGCTGCTGCGTGTAAGAGTCCTTACAACGGTTTTAGGTTTTCAGATACACACAGTAAAAACACTTCCATTGTAGAGCTCGGGATGCCTTACCAAATCTTCTACATTATTCTACACTACCGCATGGAGCTTACTGTAGCTAAATCAAAAGGTAAGATTGCTCTTTTAGATGTACATGCTATACCTCATCATGATGATTGGGATGAAGAAAAGTTCTTCTACTGGGCAGAAGCTAACGGCTTTGGTCTTTTAGATAGAAATCAAAGAGGGGTAGATAAGGGATGGAACCAGTATCAGGTCTTAGATCTAGGGCTTTATGAACACATTCAAAACCTTATAGGTTTAATGGATTTTGTAAAGTCTGAGTGGGATCAACTTATAGGCTTCACGCCTCAGAGAAAAGGCCAAACAGCTGCTTCAGAAACTGCTTCAGGTATAGATGCAGCTAGATACCAATCTTCTGTAATCTCTGAGAGGATGTTTACTAAGTTCGATCAATTCATTAGAACTGAGAGAGCCGGTCTTTTAGACTTAAGTAAGTTCTTAAATAAAGACGGTAAACGCTTTATTCATTATGGCGATGAAATGCAAGCTAGTATGATAGCTATCGATGGGCCAGAATATAGAGAGACTGAATTTAATATTCACGTAAGTGACTCTTCTAATGATCTGGATGCCTTAAAGATGATGAAGAGCCAAGCTGCAGCGTTTGCTTCTCAAGGTTCTACTCCTTCTGTAGTAGCTGAAGTGATACAAGCTGGAAACATATCTAAGCTTAAAGCGCAGTTAAAATCTATGGAACTAGCTGAGATGGAGAAAGCGGAGCAACAAGCCCAGGCTCAAAACAGAGGACAAGCTGAGGTAGATGCTCAAAAAGGAGAGATAGAAAAAGCTTACAAACAAATGGAGTTTGAGTTTGATCATCTTCTACAGGAAGCTAAGTTCGATAGAGAAGAAAGACTCGAGCATGTTAAAGGCGCTTACAGAATGGCTGAAAATGATTTTGTACCTGCAGCTCAGACAGCAGTTTCTCCTTTAGACATAGAAAATTCTCTACAGGATAGAGAGTTGAATAGAGCCAAAGACAACATTGAAAGGTCTAAATTGAATCTAGCTGCTAAGAAGCAGGAAGATGATAAAAGTTTAGGTGAGAAGAAAATAGCGGCTGAGAGATACAAAGCTGAGATGTCTTTAAAAATAGCTAAGGAAAATAAGACAGCTCCTGAACTAAAAGCTAAAAAGAAGTAACTACTTAAAAAGTTAGTAATCCTAAAGAGAACTAGCTTTATATAAATAATAGAACCGAAACCCAACAATAAATAGGTTGGTTATAAAATATTTAATCTAAAAATTTAACGTAATGGCTAAGCAAAACAATGAATTACCCACTCTCGATGACTTCACCGAGAGCTCTTTACTGGACACTCCTACAGTAGATGTTGAAGAAGAAGAGGAGCAAGAAGACCAAGAAGAGCAGCAGGAAGAAGAGAATCTTGACGATGTAGATCTTGAAGAGGAAGAAGAGCAGGAAGATGCTGACGATGACGAGGAAGAAGAAGAGGACTCTAAAAAGAAGGTTGAGAAGCCTGATGCTGAGGAAGAACCTGAAACTACTTTCTGGGACGACGTAGAGAAAATTACAGGTGTAGAGATTGAAGTCGACTACGAAGACACGGATCCTGAATCACCTGCAGGCGCTGCTATAAGAGAAGCTGCCTTAATGAAAAAGACTGAAGGAGATGTATGGAAGTATATCGAAAGCAATCACCCGAAAGTATACAAAGCTTTAGAGCTGGAAGCTGCGGGAGGTAGTATTACTGACATCATTACTCCTAACTACGTAGATTACGAGAAGATAACTATTGATCCTGAGAATGAAGATCAGCAGAAAAAGATTCTTCGTGAGTACTACATGGATGTAAAGAAACTCTCTGAGTCTAGAGCTCAGCGAATGATAGAAGCTGATGAAGATGATGAAGACGAAAACGGATTACTTAAAGCTGCTCAAGACGCTTTGGCAGAACGAGTTAGTACTCAAAAAGATAAAGAAGCTACTATCTTGGCTGACAAGCAAGCTGAAGCTCAAAAGCAAACTAAGCAAGATCAGCAAGTTGTTGGGTTTGTCAAAAACACCATCGAAGAAGGTAAAATAGGGAACTTCGAGCTACCTAAAGCTGAAAGAAGTAAGTTCTATGACTACTTCGTTAAGGCAGTGCAAAGGAACCCTCAAGGAGGTTATATGTTCTCGGTACCATTAGGTAACGATAACTTTGAAAATATGATGGAGCAAGCTTACTTCAGCTTTAAAGGAGGTGAGTTAGACCAGTTAGTAAAGCGAAGAGCTACAACTGTGAACGCTAAGAAGATACAAAGGAGTTTAAAAAGAGACGTTAAGAAAGTAGAAACGTCTTCTAGTAGTACTCCTGAAGATAAGAAAAGAGCCCAAGGTAAGAAGTTACCTACAATGGATATCTTCTCTGCAGATAATTAAATAAGTAATAATTAAACCAATAAGATAAAATGGCTAACAACGCTAGATCTAATAAATTTCGATTTCAGGTTCAGCAGGACATTTTTGATGGTAAGGATTTACTCGATGAGCAAAACTTTTACCACCAGAGATACGGTAAGCCAGATGAGCTTTCTATGAAGCTTACCTGGTTACTGGGTGATAGCACCAGATCTTTTCCTTTGGCAATGTCCACGATGGGTGATGTAGTGTCACCTAATGGGTTCAAAAAGTCAAATTCTAAGGTTAAGGAGCTTAACGATATCCAGTACACTTACCCTGTAATGTCCCGCTTGAATAAAGCTATCATTGTAGCAAGTACCAACGCAGATGCTGATGCCGGTTTAGGTAACAGTCTTTTTGAGATGGTGTTTACTGACAATTGGGCTAAGCAGAATTACATGATTGAATCTCCACTAGGAGTTCAAGCCTACATTCACAAGCCACCTGTAAAGGTTAGCGGTGGATGGAAATACGAATTGCAGTTAAATGCAGTTACGGATAAGACCGTAGTACCTACTTCAGAAATGTTGGCAGGAACTAAATGGGTTGAATTGAACACATTCAACGCTGAGTCTGAATCTAGAGGTACTTCTTTCAAAAGAGTAGCTCCAGGGAAATTCAAGAACCAGATGTCTGTTATCAGATTGTCTCACCAGTGGGCAGGTAATTCTGCAAACAAAGTGATGCCAATTAAGATTGCCCACGAAGGGAAAGCAGCAATGGATCTTTGGATGGACTTTGAACACTATCAGTTTGAAAGAGCTTGGTTGGAAGAGTGTGAGCACATGTTCTGGTATTCACGTTACAACAGACAGGCAAACGGTACCATTGATTTGAAAGATATCTTAACTGGAAAGGTAATCCCTACTGGTTCTGGAATCTTGGAGCAGATCAATAACTACTCTACTTACTCTTCATTGACTTACAATTACCTACAGAATACTGTAGCTAATGCTTTGTTCGGCCAGTCCGATACAGATGGTATGTCAATTACTCTACACACAGGTAGAGGTGGAATGAGAGAGTTTGACGCTGCTATGAAAGAAGCAGGTATTACTCAGCTTGCAATTGCAGGTGGTGGTAACATCGCTGACAAGTTCGTAGGTGGATCGAATTACAATTTAGTTTCTATGGGATTCTTTGATAGTATGTACCACATCGATGGTTACTACATCAAAGTGAAGCATAATCCAGTATTTGATTATGGTCGTAGAGCTTTAAAATCACCTCTTCACCCTGAGACAGGATATCCTTTGGAGTCTTATCGCATGGTGTTTGTAGATGATGGAACATACGAAGGAGAGGCAAACCTCCAGCTCGTTACTGAAAAAGGTAGAAGGTTCTTACAAGGTATCATCCCTGGTATGGCTCCGCTCCCTCGTCAGTATAAGATCCTTCAAGGATCAAGTAGCTTGGACAAAGGGCAATTAGCTTCTATCGCAACTGATGTAGATAAAGCATCTTACCAACGATTAATGGTCGGTGGTTGTCAGTTGAGAAGAGGTAACACTTCACTACACCTAGAGTGTATTGCAGGGTTAGGTCCTAATCTCTAAAAATAGTATCAACTGAGGGTAACTTAGTTTTTATTGTTTAGCTGGAAAGTCGGTTCATTACTGGCTTTCTTTTTTTTGTCTTATATTTATACTGCAAATGTCAGTAATAGCTCTATACAGAAAAGTGTTTACTACTCGAAATATATACATTTCGCACACTCAGGGGCTTCTTAAAAACAACCTAGGTTTAGAAATACAAGAACTTTTAACTTACTTAGGCCCTGTAGTTAATCACAAACAGATTGAAGAAGTGGCTAGTTTTAAGTTAGATGTTCTTAAAGATGGTGTACCTAGAGTAGGTTTATCTTTTGAACTTTGTGCTAATACTTACATAGAAACAATTGATAGAACCAGGCTATCTGAGTTCTTTAAAAAATTACTAAACGATAAATAGTTATGCCTAACAAAGTAGTTGAATTAAAAAGACATTATGGTTTCGTTCATGGCGCAAACCCCGATTCAGAGTCGAAAGAGTACTTCGACATGTCTTATAAAGCTGTAGGATCTTTCTACAAAGTACTTGGAAAAGTGTTTGAATCTGGACTTACCAGAGAAGAAGAGAATGTTATTATGCCAGAGGTTACTGCTTTCTATCCAGAAGATAGAAAAGAGTTTCGTCACGGTGTAAATGACTACTTCAGAAACATTAATACCAAAGTCCCACCTGAAGGTTTAAAGCTTAACATCGGCCTGGAGAAGGAAGGTGAAGCTCTTTCTATTGATAATATGCCTTTAAACGTAGGTGATTTCATTATCTATAGACATGCCATTAAGCACCCGCAAGTTTCTATGTCTAAAGAAGAAGCTGAAAGAAGAGGAGCTTTAGCTCAGTTTTACATTTTAGATAAACAAGTAGAGACTGCAAGTAAGTCGACTCTAAACAGATTAGAAGACGATGCAAGTAGATTCTATTTCAAACACAGAGATGATGAGTTTAGAGTAGAGCAGCTTTTAGTTTTACTTGCTATCACTGTTAAATCTCTTGACACTGAAGAGCGTGTAATGAAGTTGAAAGAACTATCTACTGTGGATAGCAACTTAAGCGACAAAGTTAATGTCACTAGACTTAAGAAGTTTATTGCTGTAGCTTCTGATAAAAACATCTCGGATAAGTATGACATCATGGAGCTAATTCGCGTAGGTACACTACAAAGAGTTAAGTCTAAGATAATTGACGCAGAATCTGGAGATCTTATTGGAGATAATCTTCAAGAAGCCGTACTTTGGTTAAGAGATAAAAGTAACTCGAAACAAGTAAATGTATATTATGCCGGACTCAAAGAGCTTGGAAGATCCTCTAGATCTGAAAAAGCAAAAGCTGAGGTGTTACCTAAACGAACTGAAGTTGTTAAACCTACAGAGAAAGCAAAGCCAATTGAAGAGTTTTCTGATTCAGATTTAAGTGCTTTTGATAGCCCAGAAGATGACGCTCCAGAAGAAGAAAAAAAGTAAGCTAAACTTTAAATATCAGTAATATGATGCGATTAGAAACATATACCCCTATAGGGCATGAGGTTGTCTTAGAGCTAAAACAGTTCGACAAATCACCTACAGGAATTATTCTACCTAACCAGAAGCAGGATAGAGTAATGAAAGTTTTAAAAAGGGGCTCTTTAGTCCCTGATGAAATGAAGGAAGGAACTTGGGTCTTAGTTGGCCCTACAGTTCAATCAGGTACCTTAATGTCTTTTAACCGTGAAGGTGAGAAGGTTTCGTGTATTCAAATAGGCGTACATGGGATTATAGGTATTTACGATAAAGATGAGACTACCGAAGATATTGTCTTTGCAGACGATGATAGTGAACCGGAACCTCAGCAGCATACGAAAGCTCCAATGCCTGAAAATATCATTGATAATCCAGGGATAGAGCTACAGCCGTTCTTAAAGGAACAGGAATCACAGGATGTAAATTAAGCAACTATGCCAAACATACTCACTGTTCTTGAGATGCACGTAGGAGTGCAACAAGGACTTCAAAAAATAGATAGTTTTCAGCAGGACATGTTCAGTCCTGAGGAAATAGACTTCCATCTTAATAAACAACAAGATCGTTTTATTGAGCAGGTAGTTAATCGAGATTTTGAAGAGAGCCAATTAAGACTCGATTACGTTAGAGCTTTGATTGTCAAGAACAGGAGTTTGATTGCATTCTTGAATACAGAACTCAATACCCCGAGTAATTACTTAACAACAGAAGAGCAAGGCATTTATAGTGTCTTGCCTTCTGATTATTTACATTTGATATCTGATAGAACTCGAGGCTCTAAATTGTTAGATGAGTGTGGAACTCCTATTAGTACTTTAAACAAAGTAATTTCTTTCGAAGAAGATATCGCAGTGCTCCCTTTCCCGACAGCTACTCCGGATCCCCAATCAACCCCTAGTTTTTTCATTAACCTTCAGATTACTGCAGACGCAACTACTATTTATGATTCTAGGTTTGGTACTAGCATAACAACTCCTGAATACACAGGGATTATTGTGAAGGACATTCTAGAGAATATTGACGTTAGCGCTGTACCTGGAGTGAGCAAAGACAGAATTTACTGGGAAACTTATAGAGGAGAGTATTTTCCTAACTCCTTCATTTTTGTAAGGGATCCTACAGCTGTTGCTGAAACAGCAGTATTTCCAGCAGCTTTTCAAGTGACTACTACAAGTTCAACAGCTGCTAACCTAACTACTGACAATGCTATTTTTCCAGCTCCTATAAGTTATTCAGCAATCGATAAAGCTTTAACGCTTGCTGATGTAGCTTTAACTTCAGTAGTATACCAAAACAGATTAGAGACAGCTGATAATCTTTATGAGTCAGATAAGAATATGTTCTACAAACCTGTAATCAAAGAAGCCCACAGTTCTTTAGCTGGCGAGCTTCTTTTCACTTATGGGGCAACTAGCTACATAATAACAGATTCGGTTATAGATTACGTTAGGAAGCCTAGGCAGATCTCTTTAAGTTTAAACCAATCATGTGAGCTAGAAGGTGCCGCATCAAGATTGATAGTAGATGCAACAGTAGAGTATTTAAAGCTTATAATTGAGAACCCAAACTATCAGGGGTTCGTTCAAGATAATCAAATAAGAAATCAAAATAACTAATAATGGCTAAGACCTTACGAAATCGATACTCAAAATCCTTAGAAGGCTTAAACGCCCAAGGTTTTTTCGCTCCTTCAGGAGTGAGCGCAGCTCTAACAGCTGCAACAACTTTAAATGGCTTTATCAGCGCTGGCGTTGAAGGCTCAATTGCTGTATTCTCTAAAGCTGGTGTGGTAACGACAGGAGCTTTAACTGCAGGATCTGAGTACTTTATAGCTCAAATTGTTGATGGTAGACTTAAGAAATCTACACTTTTCAAAGCCGGTACACTTTCTATCCAAGCTTCTGCTTACTCTGCTCCTGTATTCCAGGATGTTTCAGTAGGTTGGGATGGTCTTGCAGGTAGTATGAACACTGACATTGTAGGCGGCTTGCAAGAGTTTGTTCTTCGTGTTTCTGAGACTACTCCAGCTACACAACCTTTCCCAGTTTCTGAAGGTAGAGTTGTAGTTAGAAATGCTGCAACTACTGAATATCAGGTAGCTTCTCAATTAGCAATCGATTTGAACGGTTCTTTTCATTATGAGAATAGTGGAGACGAAAATGGATTTAAAGCAGATGTTATCTGTAATCAAGCTTCTGTAGCTTCTACTCCAGCTATTGCCACTGTAGGTATTGCAACTGCAGGTACAACTAAAATAACAATGGTGGCATCGCCAACTGCAGATTTAGTGGGCCAGATCGTTAAGTTTGGAGCTACTGGTGCGAATGCAACAACTTCTACTTACAAGATTGTTTCTGTTGATATTGCAGCTAAGACTTTCATTCTTGATCGTCCTCTTATTGCTGATCTACCGACTGCTACAGTTGGAGGTAAAGTTGTATATGTAGACGGTACTACTAAAGTAGGTATCAGAATCACTACTACTGCAGAAGATGTAATTCTTTCTGTAGGGGCAACTGAAGATTTAGCTGCTGCTGATATCGGAGTAATCACTGCTTGGAAACAAGGTTCAGGTGCTCCTTGGCAGGTTGCTGCAATGGAAAAAGAAACTCAAGTATTTGCTGGAGAGACTACTCAGAATATTGCATTCAGAGAAGACTACGGTAAGCCTACAAGTTTCGTGAATCCAGATGCGGCTGATACAGTAACTTCTAGATACTCTCTATGGGTGATTACTACTAAGCAGACTACAGCTTCAATGGCTTACATGAACGAAGAAGCTCACAGTATGAGCAACATTATTCTTGCAGTATCAGATCAAGCGAGTTCAGCTCTTGCAGCTCAGTTTTTAACTCAGTTTGGAACACCTGCTTAAGATAAGGTAGACGTATTAAAAGGGGAGAACTCCTTACCAAATAACAAAAAGGGGGATATATACATCCCCTTTTTTATTTTCTTCACTCTACTAAACTAAGAAGATGGCTCTAGTTCATACAGTAAACGATCCTATTGTAGTCAGTTCAGACTGCAGTACAATAACAATTACCGATGGTACTGGCACTTATGATGCTGGAACTAACGTAGGAGGCTATGGTACGCCTAGCCCTGCCAGAGGCGCTCGAGGTGTACTCTCAAAAATTGTTTCTTTCAATCTCGATAGTGCAGTTAAAGACACAACTATCCTTATAGGTTCTGCTCCTCTAGCTGATACTAGCTGGGAACAAGCAAACCTTGTCGATGGCTTATACAATATTTATACTCTAAGTGCTCCTTTATGGGATATAGCAGCAGCTAATCTTATAGGGGATATAGTTTATTATGAAAACGGAGCTCTTACAGGTTTCTATACTTGTTTAATAGCTACAACAACTATAGCTCCTGATGATAATGATGTTAATTGGGTAGCAACGCCTTCTACAGTTTTCGAAGCTTCTACTATAGAAGCTAACAACACTATGATAGTTTCTTCTGCTTTTGTTTTCTTTCTACAGTGTGCTGCAGACGCTTGCTACTCAAAAGCTACTCTAGGCCTTACAGCTAACATTATGAATGGCTCTTGTAATAATGGCAACACAAGTGCCGACACTAAAGAATGGATGAAGCTTAGAGCCATGCACAACGGAATGACGTTGGCCATTACAGCAACCGAGTATTTAGACGCTCAAGAGCTTGCTGAATATCTTGCTGCGTATTGCTTAGAATTAAACTGTGATTGTGGATGTTAACTCAAGACCAAAAAAATGCTATTATGGCTGCAGCAGTTATTTGCTTAAAGTCATTAAGCCTACAGATAGCTAGAATAGAGCAAGTAGGAGATTCCTGTGTAGAGCTTACGAACCAGGCCTTTAATATGGTAGGTTTTATTGAAGCTATAAACTTAGATCCCGGATGCTTAGTAGAAGCGGAGATCTATTACTTATATGACAGCTTAAAGAAGTTGACACTTAAATAAATGTAACTTAGAAGTAGAATGGCAATCAGCATAAACGAAGTAGTTAATATACTGGCAAGTAGAGTAAATCAACCTTTTAATGTACCTCTTCAAGAGGAACTTAAAAGAATAGTGAACTATAAAAGAATAAACTACATGCAGCAGTCTCTGGAGAAGAACCCAGGACAACGACAGTTCTATGCTCAGCAGTTTGTAGCCCCTTTAGAAAAAGTATCTAGTGAGAACGATATCTGTGGTTTAACTACTTCTACTAAGTGCCCTATTCTTCGAACAGTTAATGTAATACCTCAGCCTATGAGGAGTAACTTTACTGTTTTCGACTTTGTTGGCCAGGCTAACTTTATTAAAAGCTATGGAGCAACTTCTCCAGAGACTTTAGGTTTTGGGGCCCATAATACCTACACCGGGAAAATCGAAAAGTACTTTTACATTAACGATCGCTTATACGTGTATAATAATCTTAGATTAAAGTATATAGGTGTGCGCGGGGTGTTTGAAAATCCTCAAGATGTAAACAACTGTTCTGAGACCATTTGTTATACTGATAACAGTCCTTTTCCTGCCCCTCAGGATTTGGTTAACGCTATCATAAGAGATATACTTCAAGTAGAGATGAGACAACTTCTATCTGATGATCAAATAACTGTAGACACTGAAACAGCTTCAGGTAGATGATTAAGACAAAAGAACATAACGTAAGAGATGTCTTTAACCTCTGGGTTAGAAACCAGAGAAAGGAAAAGCCTTACTTAGTGGTTAAGTACCCTAATAGAGCTAAGAACTCTGAGCTTTGGTATAATGTAAAAGAAGAACTCCAGTTTCTAAATAAGAACTTACTAGTTCTAGATGAGAAGATCATAGCTTTAGAAATAGTAGACAGAGAGCTTAGTAGGTTTACTGCAGCTACTACTGAGATCTTTGAATTAAAGAAAGAGATCTACCAGACTAAAAAGAAGATAGATCAATTACTTAAAGAGGACCCAAACAGCAACAAAAAGCTTATGGACTTCTACACTTTTAGGGATGTTATCTGCGCTTACAATAAAAAAGCTGTAGAGAGAATCATTCAAGGAGATAAGATAAACCTAAGTGAGAAGCTGGGTTACATGTATGTAACTAAGATAAATAGCCCTAGTAAACTTATCGATTGGAAAACTAGTCGTGAGTTTGAGCAAGAACTTATAGCTGAAGGAAAGCAACCTAAAAACGTAGATAATCCTGATGGGCTGAACTGGTTAGTGCTTTATACTAACCCTTTCTACTTTCGATGGACTTGGCAGAAACGTAAAGGTTCTTGTAGAGTAAAGAACCATACTGTTTATGGTTTCTACCCTACATCTACTTCAGGAAAAGGAATACCGGGAGTTAGAACTCAACTATCAAACGCTAATAAAGCAGATGAGATGCTTCATTTAAACTACATATCCAGATGATCTATAATTCTATATCTATAAAGAACGTAATAGCTAGAGTGATTAGAAACTTGGATAACAAGTTACCTGGCCATTACTTAGATTACATGCTAGAATGGATTCCTGAAGCTATGGAGGAACTTAAAACTCCTTTCCAGTTAGTTACGACTTCTACACCTAACGAAGGCTTGCAGGGCGCTCTAGTGACTAAAAACCATGTAGTTAAACTACCTTGTGGTTTACAGCATATAATTGCTGTGGAAGACGCTTATGGTAACAGAGTTAGAGAAGCTGGTGATGTTACTGACATGACTAGTTCTAGTTTACGTTACAGCCAGGGAGAATTTGGAGCAACTTCTTCAGATTTTCATAAAGACCCTTCTCTAGGGATACCTTGGGACGGTTCAGATATTGTGGCAGTAACCGGGAGTTACGCACCAATGACTTACAAGATACAGATGGGTTCTGTACAAACTTCTTTAGAAGAGGCTTTCATTAAGATCCATTATAAAGCATTACCTGTTGACGAAGAAGGTTATCCTTTAGTGCCGGACCTTACTGAGTACAAAGAAGCTCTTTACTGGTACATTATGGGTAAACTCGTAGGAGCAGGTTTCAAGCACCCTGTAATACCTTCTAGTATTCAAGGTATAGAATACTGTGAACAGAAGTTCTCAGAGAACGCAGGAAGAGCTTTAGGAAAGATAAAGATGCCTACTCAAGATAGAATGGCGAGACTAAGAGATGGTTTCGCACAAAGAATGGTACCGCCTAATCATTTTTATGAGGACTTTGGTATAGGAAGCGAACAAATTCAACCTACTCCTTTAGGGCATAGCTAAGATATAGACCAATGGGAACAAAATTAAATCTTAAAAGCGTACAGGATACTTCGATGTTGAAGCTTGTGGATATAAGTATCTTGGATCAGTCAAATGCTTTTATAATAGTTGAACGTGTCTCTAAAGCTACAGGAAGCACTAGAAAACTTTATGGGCAGTCTCAACAGTTTAGAATAAGCTTGTCTGACTTAAGCCAAATAGTTGGCGGTGGTGGTGCCTCTACTGCTGCGGAAGTTTCAGTCGTTCCTGCGCTTGAAATTACTTTAATGAATAGTCAAGAGGTAAGGAACTTTCAACCGGAATCTGTAATTTAAAGAAATGGGAAAGCCTAAAATCAATCTTATTACTCCTTTCAACACCTTAGAAAGGCACAAGCAAGCTACAGAGAATCTTCAACCTGAAGCTGATCTTATAGTGATCAATCGTCCTAGAGACGGCTCAGCTGCTTCTAGAAGTACTATGTCTGATAAGCAGTTCCTTATTTCTATTAAGGACCTACTAGAGTCTTTGTATGCAAACGGTTCTTTGGTTGATGTTGATATACTTGTAGATGAAGGAGAAAATGTCCTTAAAGTTAGAACTGTACTAGAGCCTGGAAGTAAAAAGCAGTATTTAAAATTAACTATCGGGGATGTACCTTTAGATACTTACTTAGAAGATACTTTTCTAACTAAAGAAGACACTTTAATAACAGAAGTAGTATCTAACGGAGTAGGTCAAGTAGGCGGAGTACCTCCCGGACATACTTTCCCTGTAGGCACTAGTTTTGTTGAGATACTACAAAAGATCTTTGAACTACCTATAGCTGCTGTATATGTACAGTCTACTTTAAGTATTTCAGACAACGTAGCAACTACTGTAGAAGTAGGCGAAACTTTCACAGCTACTGTAACTTTAACATATAACCAAAACGATTCAGGCGTAGAACAGACTTTAAGGTTTTATAGAAACGCTGGTTTAGTCGATACTCAAAGCTCTCCAGGGCCTTATACCTGGGTAGATACTCCAAGAGATTTAGATGATGGGGTTACAGTAGCTTATAAAGGAGATGTAGATCACTTTCAAGGAGCTCAAAAAGTAGACAACTTCGGTAATGATTCTGGGGATCCTGCAGTTTCTGTACCTGCAAGATTGAATGTAACTTCTAGTACTTTAACTGTTGTGTCTATAAGACATATCTTCTTTGGTACTAATAACGCAGCTCCTGCTAATAGCGCTGCAGTAAGAGCTTTTGGCTCTAATCAAATTGAAAGCGATAACACTTTTAGCATAGCAGTAGTCCCTGGAGAGACATCTGTAGAGTTCGCTATCTCTTCTTTTAAGACTTTAGTAAGTGTGATATTTATAGCTGAACTAACTAACGATCAAACAGCTAACTTTGTAGCTACTTTAGCTACATTAGCTGTGAACGGAGCAGAAGGTAAGTATCCTGATAATTATAAGGTATATAGATATGTACCTGCTATACCATTTACTTCTAACGCTGTATACAATATAACCCTATCTTAAGATGGCCGAAATTCAAGCTTCCGTACCCTTTCAGTTTGCTAGACTTTTTGCAGACTCTTTACAGCCTCATGAACGTGTAGGTGCTGGATTGTTTTACGCTACAAAAGAAGATATACTTGTAGGCAGTAGATACGAAGGTATGACTACCTATGAGGTATCTACAGGTAAGCAGTGGATACTTAAAGGAGGTATTGCAGACATTAATTGGGAAGTTGCTTCGGAAGAAGTAGAGGATGCTGTAGCTACACTTATTCAAGACGGTACGGGTATAAGCTGGGCATACGATGATGGTTTAAATACTTTAACCCCTACTATTAGTTTAGGTGCTTTTGATACAGATAATGTTGTTGAAGGAACAAATCAATATTTTACAGAAGCTAGAGTTAGAGGCTTAGTCTTAACCGGGTTGGCTTTTTCAGCTTCCTCTATTACAGCAGCTGATAATATATTAGGAGCTTTTGGAAAACTTCAAGGGCAGCTTACTGCTACAGACTTAGTTGCTTCTAACCATATAGCTGACACAGCCAACCCTCACGCAGTTACTCTTCAGCAAATAGCTCCAAGCGGGGATGGCTCAGCAAATCTATGGGTAAATGGTCTTACAGTAGCTGGAAACGTTCTTATCCAAGGTGCCACAATAGAAATTGATTCTCAGATCTCTACTACAGATGCTGTCTTAGATATGAATGCCGGTGAATTAAGCGCTGGCGTTACTTTAGGGTATTCAGGCTTAAATATAAATAGAGGTACTGCAGATAATTACTGGTTTGGATTCGACGAAGTGAGGGATGCCTTCACTGTGGGGCAAATCACAGGCTTATCCGCTGCTCAAATAGCAACTACCCAAATCGTAGCAACAAGAGAGGACTCAGGAGCCTTAACTAACGGAGACGTGATGACCTGGGATGCGGCTACCAGCCAGTTAGTAGGAGTTACTATAGCTTCCATCGCTCCTGAGTTTATCCAGACTCTTTCTTGGAATGAAGCTTTAGGGCAAATAACAATACTAGATGGTAATACAATAGATATTGATGGAAGATACTCTCTTGAACCAACTGGAGGTTACTTAAAAAAGGTGGGTAGTACATTAGGAACAGTAGGAAATGGCAGTGATGTATTAAGAAGAGATAATATAACAGGAAATTTGTTTTACAGTACTCTTCCTACTTATTTATTTACTGATGGATTCTTAGATGATTTCTTTGAAAGTGCTACTTGGCAATCCGCAAATGGAAACTTAACGTTCACTAAATCAGATGCCAGTACTCAAGTCGTAAATATAGACGGTAGATACGTATTATCCTCAGATACATTGGGATTTGATACAAATAATGGAGTTTTAAACTTCGGAGCAAAGACCGTCAGTATGGACGGGAGGTATATGTTAGGCTCTGATTTCCAAACACTATCATGGGACTCAGGACTAGGTCAATTAACAATACTAGATGGTAATACCATTAGCTTAGACGGTAGATATGCTATTGAACCAACAGGGGGTTACTTAAAAAGATTAACGAATAGCGTACTTCCTGCAGCAGTAGGCAACAACTTTATAACTATTGAAGCTAATGGGGATTTAGGATTCAAAGAGCTTGCTCAATTTGCCTTCGATCTTACGGCACTTGACGGATTCTTTGTTAATGCTGCATGGAACTCTGGAACTGGGGTCTTGACATTCACTAAGGAAGATACAGGCACTATTACTGTCAATCTAGACAATAGGTATCTTCAAAACATAACAGGATTAACAGCCGAAAATTCAGATCAACTAGGAGGGGTTGATGCAGTTGATTACGTTCTAGACTCCGAATTGACTACTGCTTTATCTAACTACGTTCTAACCACAGCTCTATCTAGTTATGTTACAAGCTCTTCTTTGACGACTACTTTATCTGACTACGTTCTAACCACGGCTCTTAACTCAACTCTAGCTAGCTACTTAGATTTAACTGCCACAGGACTACAAACAACTT